CGGGATATCAGTCGGACAGTATAAGGCTGCCATGCGCACACTGCCCGCACAGTTCACGGATATTGTCACTCAGCTTGCCGGTGGTCAGAATCCCTTCCTTATCATGCTGCAGCAGGGGGGGCAGATCAGCGATTCATTCGGTGGACCGCTCAGCCTGCTTACCCTGCTGAAGGAGGAACTTCTCGGGATCAGGGATGCCTCTGAATCATCAGAGGAGTCGCTGTCAGATACGGCAAATGCACTGGCTGAAAATGCCCGGAATGCCGGTGAGCTGGGACGATTTATGTCGGTGGCCCGTGTGGCGGCAGGTGGCGGGGTTGCCGTACTGGCCGCGCTTGCTGCCGCCGCCTGGCAGGCAGAGCAGGCTGACCGGGCCTTATTGCGTTCACTGACCCTGACCGGAGGGGCTGCTGCCACCACAACGGCAGAATTGTGGAAAATGGCCGGGGTGATCAGCGATGAAGCCGGTGGTGGTATCAGACAGGCGGCAGAAAATCTGGCCCGTCTGGCAGAAAGCGGGAAATATACCGCCGGGCAGCTACGGATCATGGGGGAAACCTCTCAGAGATGGCTGCAGACGGTGGGGGACGATGCCGGGAAGGTGGAAAAAGCCTTTGAAGGGATTGCAGCAGATCCGGTGAAGGCGCTGGCCTCCCTGAATCAGCAGTATAACTTCCTGAGCGTTTCCCAGTTACGCCATATTGATGAGCTTGAGCGCACGAAAGGTAAACAGGCTGCGGTGACGGAGGCGATGTCCCTGTTTGCGGATGTCATGAATGCACGTCTGGAGCAACTTGATAAAGCGGCCACGCCGGTGGAAAAAATCTGGGACGATGTTAAAACCTGGACTTCTGACGCATGGGCATGGATAGGTGATCATACACTGGGGGCACTCAGTCTGATCACTGACGTGGTGGCAGGAACCGTTGAACAAGTGAAGCTGCTGCTTGTGCAGGGGGATCTGGCGCTGGCTGAATTTATTCAGTCAGCCTGGGAAACGACAAAGAATGTGCCCGGCGTTGGTGCGTTGTTTGGTGAACTGGCAGAAGAGAACCGCGTATTTATTGAGAAAACAAAACGTGATGAACTGGCGCTGAGAAAATCCATTGCGGAACGGGATGCGCGTATACGCCAGGGGGAAATGGGGTACATCAACCGTTCGCGTGCAACAGGCGTCAGCAAAGGTCCGGGGCAGCAGGAAGCCGTCAGCCGTCTGGCTGAAGAGCTGACAGGTAAAAAGCATACATCACCGAAAACGCGCTCTGCCGGGGAGAGGGAAGAGGAGCAGGCAAGAGAGGCTCTGCTTGCCCTTGAAGCTGAGCTCAGGACGCTGGAAAAACACAGCGGTGCGAATGAGAAAATCAGCCGGCAGCGCCGTGATTTATGGAAGGCGGAAAGTCAGTATGCGGTCCTGAAAGAGGCTGCCACGAAACGGCAGTTATCTGAGCAGGAAAAATCCCTGCTGGCGCATAAAGACGAGACGCTGGAGTACAAACGCCAGCTGGCTGAGCTGGGAGACAAAGTTGAACACCAGAAACGGCTGAATGAGCTGGCACAGCAGGCTGCGCGGTTTGAGCAGCAGCAGGGCGCGAAGCAGGCGGCAATCAGTGCCCAGGCGCGGGCCTCACCGACCGTCAGGCGCAGCGGGAGTCGGAAGAGCAGCGCCTTCGTGACGTGTACGGTGATAATCCGGATGCGCTGGCGAAGGCCACATCTGCACTGAAGAACACCTGGTCTGCGGAGGAGCAGCTTCGTGGAAGCTGGATGGCCGGACTGAAGTCCGGCTGGGGCGAGTGGGCGGAAAGTGCGACGGACAGTTTTTCGCAGGTTAAAAGTGCTGCCACGCAGACCTTTGACGGTATTGCACAGAATATGGCGGCGATGCTGACCGGTGCAGAGGCAGACTGGCGGGGATTCACCCGTTCGGTGCTGTCCATGCTGACAGAGATTTTTCTGAAGCAGGCGATGGTGGGGATAGTCGGGAGTATCGGCAGCGCCATTGGCGGTGCTTTCGGTGGTGGTGCGTCTGCCTCCACGGGGACGGCCATTCAGGCTGCGGCGGCGAACTTCCATTTCGCGACCGGGGGATTTACGGGGACGGGGGGTAAATATGAACCTGCGGGAATTGTTCATCGCGGGGAGTTTGTCTTCACGAAGGAAGCAACCAGCCGGATTGGCGTCGGCAACCTGTACCGCCTGATGCGCGGCTATGCGGAAGGTGGTTATGTGGGTGGTGCCGGAAGTCCGGCGCAGATGCGGCGGGCGGAAGGTATTAATTTTAATCAGAACAATCACGTGGTGATTCAGAACGACGGCACCAACGGACAGGCGGGGCCGCAGCTGATGAAGGCGGTGTATGACATGGCCCGCAAGGGGGCGCAGGATGAGCTCCGGCTGCAGTTGCGTGATGGCGGTATGTTATCGGGGAGCGGGCGATGAAAACCTTTCGCTGGAAAGTGAAGCCGGATATGGAGGTGAACTCGCAGCCATCGGTGCGTGAAGTGCGTTTTGGTGACGGGTACTCACAGCGTATGGCGGCAGGGCTGAATGCTGACCTGAAAACATACCGTGTGACGCTTTCCGTGACCCGGGAGGAGGCCCGGCATCTGGAAGCGTTCCTGGCAGAGCACGGTGGCTGGAAGGCGTTTCTGTGGACACCGCCTTATGCCTGGCGGCAGATAAAGGTGACCTGTGCCGCCTGGTCATCACGGGTTCGCATGCTGCGGGTTGAATTCAGTGCCGAGTTTAAGCAGGTGGTGAACTGATGCAGGATATTCACGAAGAAAGTCTGAACGAGTCGGTTAAATCAGAGCAGTCACCGCGGGTGGTGCTCAGGGAAATTGACCTGACGGTGCAGGGCGGTGAGCGGTATTTTTTCTGTAATGAGCTGAATGAAAAAGGGGAGGCGGTCACCTGGCAGGGGCGGCAATATCAGGTATACCCGATTGACGGCAGCGGTTTTGAGATGAACGGGAAGGGCAGCAGTGCCAGACCGTCACTGACGGTGTCCAATCTGTTCGGTCTGGTCACCGGAATGGCGGAGGACCTGCAGAGCCTGGTGGGGGCCACGGTGGTCCGCCGCCGGGTGTATGCCCGTTTTCTGGATGCGGTGAATTTTGTGGCGGGCGGTCGTGGTTATCGGGCGGCAGAGGTAAAAAGAATAAAAAAATCCCGCAGAGTTGCGGGGACAGACAAAGATTAACGTTAAGGAGTTATTTTTGTTTCTGGTGCTCGGGCAAAAAAACATTAACGCAGAGAAATTATTAGCACCACAGTCAGTTTGTGAAAATGTGAAGATATTCAGAAGTTTTATTCAGTCATGATACAGGCATCCTCCGGGATGCCTGTTGTTTTTGTGCGTAACAGTTATCACAGTAAAGGGTGAGACAATGGGCAAAGGTGGCGGCAAGGCGCACACGCCGGTAGAGGCAAAGGACAATCTTAAGTCCACGCAGATGATGAGCGTGATTGATGCCATTGGTGAAGGGCCGATTGAAGGTCCGGTGAAGGGGCTGCAGAGTATCCTGGTGAACAAAACCCCGCTGACGGACACGGACGGTAATCCTGTGATACATGGTGTGACAGCGGTCTGGCGCGCCGGGGAGCAGGAGCAGACACCACCTGAAGGCTTTGAGTCCTCCGGGGCGGAAACCGCACTGGGCGTGGAAGTGACGAAGGCAAAGCCGGTGACGCGCACCATTACGTCCGCGAACATTGACCGCCTGCGGGTCACCTTCGGGGTGCAGTCACTGTTGGAGACCACCTCAAAGGGCGACCGTAATCACTCTTCTGTCCGACTGCTGATTCAGTTGCAGCGTAACGGTAACTGGGTGACGGAAAAGGATGTCACCATTAACGGCAAGACCACCTCGCAGTTTCTGGCGTCGGTGATTCTGGATAATCTGCCTCCCCGTCCTTTTAACATCCGGATGGTCCGGGAGACGGCGGACAGCACCTCGGACCAGCTGCAGAATAAGACGCTCTGGTCGTCATACACCGAAATCATCGATGTGAAACAGTGCTACCCGAACACGGCGATTGTGGGGCTGCAGGTGGATGCGGAGCAGTTTGGTGGCCAGCAGATGACGGTGAACTACCATATCCGAGGTCGCATCATCCAGGTGCCGTCAAAC